TTATTCATGATGTTTTCTCATGTTTAAAGGATTAAGTTTTACTGCATCTTCTAAATGATCTGGTGCAAAGTGTGCGTAACGCATCGTCATTTTTATATCAGTGTGACCTAGCACTCGCTGCAAAACCAGAATATTGCCACCATTCATCATAAAGTGGCTTGCAAACGTATGGCGCAAAACGTGGGTAAGTTGCCCTGCCGGTAATTCGATGCCTGTTCTTTCCAGCGCAGACCGGAACGCGCCATAACAATCACTAAACAACCTGCCTTTTTTATCATCAGGCAGAGACTCATAGAGCTCTTTGCAAATTGGAACGGTGCGGTTTTTTCTGCCTTTCGTGTTGGTGTATGTGATTTTGTATTTCGCAAGCTGGCTTTTTCTCAGGCTCTCGGCCTCAGACCACCATGCGCCAGTGGCGAGACAAATTCTTACCACAGTTTCTAAATCAGGGTGGTTATGCCGTTTACACTCTCCGAGCAGTTGCGAAATTTGGTCGTGAGTTAGCCAGGCCATTTCCATTTCTTCTGTGCGGAAGGGGCGCATATTTTTCAGTGGATTTTCACCCTTCCACTCTCCGAGGCGATTTAGCTCATTGAATACCGCCCGGAAATAGGCCAGCTCAAGATTAAGCGTACGAGGCGATACCTCTTTCACCCTATTTGAACGGGCATACTCACCTTTTAACCGTTTTTCTCGGTAGCGGGAAAACATCTGCGCATCGAAATCGCGTGCGAGTGGTTCGCCCATACAATCAAAAGCATGGTGCATGGCTAACTGACGTTTCAAGCCGTCTTTCAGCGTAATGCCATGAGCGCTATACCATGAATCAACCAGCTCTTTTAACGTGCGCCTGTCCTCCTTTTCTTCCTGCCACGGGTTTTGAACGGTGTACTGTTCAAAGGCCAGCGCCTCGCCTTTAGTAGCGAATTTCTTTCTGATGCGCTTACCTTTTGCACCGTTTGGGTAGAGCTCGCAAATCCAGCCGCCACCCGGATTTTTACGGACAGTCATCAATTAACCTCGCTGTATACACCCACCACACGGCCAATCGTTTTTATCTCATCAATCCCACACTCAAACGGTACTTTGCCGCCTGCCACATGTAACTTTTTGCCAGGCAAAACAGTTAACTCGCGGATACTTTTTGCCCCCTCAATATCTACAAGCCATGAGCCATCGGAGAGCGAAGCATCAAGCTCAAGAAAGTGAATTACGTTGTCTGACCGTAGGCATTGTGGGCTAAGGGGAGCTCGGCTAAAAAGTGACTTTGAAATTCTCATTTCTGACTCGTCAACCAGTTTCCCTTCACTTAATGTGAATGATTTGATGGTCAGCTCCTCAGATGTGCAAGATGGAGATGCTTTGTCGTTTGCGAATTTATCCCCTTTTCCGGTAAGCAACCATTCAATATTGGCACCAGTTTCAAGAGCGCAATGGACGATAAAGTCATAAGAGATACTGCCCCGCGTGTAGCGGTTCTGCAAGGAGCTGGCAGCGATATTGAAGTGCCTAGCCAGCTGTATTTTTTGGGCGTAACCGTAAACATCACAAATCCTGTCTAAGACATGTTCGTTACTGATTCCTGAATCGATTTGCATAAAATTCGCATCCACGTATTGACTGTTGCGGCTTTTGCGCATTAGTATGCGGCTAAACCTAAGGTGATTAATGGCAAACGTTGGCAAACTGATGGCCATTAATTGCAAGTATTGGCAAATAGGGAATCATGCAATATGGCTTCTGAAATCGCAATCATCAAAGTGCCTGCACCTATCGTTACTCTGCAACAATTCGCAGAGCTTGAGGGTGTTTCTGAACGCACCGCTTACCGCTGGACAACCGGCGACAACCCTTGTGTACCAATCGAACCCCGCACCATCCGTAAAGGCTGCAAGAAAGCAGGTGGCCCGATTCGTATTTATTACGCACGCTGGAAAGAAGAGCAGTTGCGTAAGGCGTTAGGTCATTCCCGTTTTCAACTCGTCATTGGTGCGTAATTCACTTTATGTGAATTTTGAGGGCTCAACATGTTTGATTTTCAGATTTCCAAACATCCCCACTATGACGAAGCGTGTCGGGCTTTTGCGCAGCGTCACAACATGGCGAAGCTGGCCGAGCGTGCGGGTATGAACGTTCAAACGTTACGTAACAAGCTCAATCCGGAACAGCCTCACCAGTTCACGCCACCTGAATTATGGTTGCTGACTGACTTGACCGAAGACTCAACCCTTGTTGATGGTTTTCTTGCGCAAATTCATTGCCTGCCATGCGTGCCGGTTAATGAGCTGGCAAAAGACAAATTGCAATCTTACGTCATGCGAGCGATGAGTGAACTCGGTGAACTGGCAAGCGGAGCCGTGTCTACGGAACGTCTTACCCCGTCTCGTAAGAGCAACATGATTGAGAGCGTTAATGCCGGTATTCGCATGTTGTCGCTTACTGGCCTCGCGTTACAGGCTCGATTCCAGGTTAATCCAGCAATGGCAAGCGCGGTTGATACCGTGAGCGGCCTCGGCGCTTCATTCGGTCTTATGTGAGGTGGCTATGTTGAAAAATGAACCGTCTTTCGCATCCCTGTTGATTAAACCAAGCCCGGCCATGCACTGCGGTCACGGCTGGATTATCGGGGAGGATGGCAAACGCTGGCACCCGAGCCGCTCACAAGCTGATTTATTGGCTGGTTTATCTTCCCAAAAAAAGAGGGGCTCATGGCTCTTGAATCTTTGCCGCAAACTGCACCGCTGATGGTTGGCGAACGCCTTGCGGGTCTTAACTATGTTGCTGAACTGCGTGCAAAACACCTGGGCGACAGTAGCAAAGAGCTTGAAAGGTTTGTGGCCGACATGCGTGATAAACGTGATCCACAGCATGAGGAAAATAGCCGGGCATTATCAGCAATTTTCTTTATGGCAAAAATACCGGGCGCACGTCATGACCTCAAATTAAGTGAGCTGACTACTGAGGAGAAAAAAGCGCTTATTACAGCTATGAATCATTTTCGCGCAGTAGTGAGCTTATTTCCCAAACGGCTGACCATGCCGAATTAACCCGAAACGAAGTTAATGGCGTAAACCCGCCGGGCATTTTTTTGCCTGAAATCAGGAGAAAGACCATGCAGAAAGAATTATCAAAAATGTTTATCACAGAAAGCGATCCCCTCATGGCCGTGATTGATATAGCCAAGAAAGAAGAGCGTAAAGCGCGCGCTGTAGCGGTTTCAATTCGCCTTGAAGCTCTGGCCGTTCATATCGCAAACAAGCGTATGTCCTACTTTGAAGTGGCTGAATTTCTGCGCGGTGAGGCTGCGCGTTATGAAAACGAGTCAATGGAGCTGCACTAAATGAGCATTCACATCGAAATCGGTGATAGCTGCGGAGATCCATTGTGAGGTTTGAGTACGCTTTTCTGTGGAATGCCCCTCGACCGGCAATAAGCACCCCATATCTTACTTATGAGCAACAGTATCGCCGCGAACGAAAGTTTGCGGCTTTGCTGCGTGCTCGAAAGGCGATTGCACACTTGCCCGAATGTGTAAGATTTGAAGTTAACCGCACAGCTACCGTGATGGAGCAAACGCAGGGCAGTGAGCGAGCCAATTCCTTTTTAATCAGTTTTTGTAAAAAGGCATTGCCACGCTTAGAGCTGGTCGCAAAAAAATATGAATGTACTGGCATCAAAAGCAACGTTTCTGGCGCTGTTTTTGGTGGTCATTTTGATACCCAGTTAATGCAATATCTGGCATCACGCATGGTTAATATGGTTGCCAGATTTAATCGCCTCCCGGAAATGTCCCGCGCCGATATCGACCTTTTGGCCGCTGATATTGCTAACTTCATTCGTGGCGAATTGGCGAATATTGACGACTCAGGGTTTGGCGAGCTTAGAACGCTTTACGCCTGGTATATGCACGCTGGTTTTATCGCCCTGCAATTTAATGTCACTCCTCCACACTGGGAACGAGTAACAAAGAAATTTTTCGATAAAAATGATATTGCCCCCGCGGTGATCCGACTGTTCACGGAAACATGGTGGCGAAGTCGTCTGCGTCGAGTTGCGGCGTCATGGCGCGAACATCTGCAAATTGCAGTCGGCAACGTCAGCAAGAAACGACACGCTTACGCGAGTAAAAACTGCGTGACAGACTGGCGAGAGCAAAAGCGACGCACGCGTGAATTTCTCAAGGGGCTGGATCTCGAAGACGAAGACGGCAACCGCATCAGCTTGATTGAAAAATACGACGGTTCTGTCGCTAACCCTGCGATACGCCGCTGTGAGTTGATGACCCGCATCCGTGGGTTTGAAAATATCTGCAATGAGCTCGGTTATGTCGGGGAGTTTTACACCCTGACCGCGCCGTCTAAATATCACGCCACCACTAAAGCAGGATACCGTAACAGCAAATGGAACGGAGCCAGCCCGTCGGATACACAAAGTTATCTCACCGTACTTTGGGCGCGCATTCGCGCCAAACTGCACCGGGAAGAAATCCGCATTTTCGGCATCCGTGTTGCTGAACCTCATCACGACGGGACGCCTCACTGGCACATGCTTATGTTTATGCTGCCGGAAGACGTTGAGCGCGTGCGCCTCATCACTCGTGATTATGCGTGGGATGAAGACCACCACGAACTGAGAAGCGATAAAGCCAAAAAGGCACGCTTTCACGCTGAGGCCATTGACCCGGAAAAGGGCAGCGCTACCGGCTATGTTGCTAAATACATTTCAAAAAACATCGACGGCTATGCCCTCGATGGTGAGACCGATGACGAAAGCGGTGAGTTGCTGAAAGAGACAGCTCCAGCCGTTTCAGCATGGGCGGCGCGCTGGCACATCCGTCAGTTTCAGTTTATCGGTGGTGCGCCGGTGACGGTCTACCGTGAGTTGCGTCGTCTCGCTGACACAGAGACCGCACACGGTCTGAGCGTTGAGTTTGCAGCCGTCCATGATGCCGCCGATGCCGGTGATTGGGCTGGTTACGTTAATGCGCAGGGTGGTCCGTTTGTTCGCCGTGATGATTTGCAGGTGAGAACGCTGTACGAGCCGCGTACCGAGTTTAACCAGTATGGTGAGGAAACGGTATGCATCCGTGGCGTATACGATGCCGCTGTTGGTGCTGGCACTCCGATTTTAACCAGACTCACGAAATGGAAAATTGTGCCGAAGCGTGCCGTTGACTTGGACGTTGACGTTAAGGGCGCTCCTGCGCCCTCTCGGAGTTCTGTCAATAACTGTACGGGAAGCGAAAGCGATCCACCGATACTGGATTTGACAAAACCTTTGAGTCGAAGCGAAAGACGAGAGTTGACCAACCGACTCAGGAAGAAAAAGCCAGCAAAACGGCGAAAATTCTTCCACGGCACGGATGAGCAGAAAGTAGCTATAAAGAAAACTATCGATGAGATAAATCTGACAACCGGCATTAATATCAGTCGGGGCGAAGCCCTGCACCTGATGGCTGGTGGTAAAAGTTGTTTTGATGGCAAATGGCTACGTGGAACGGCTAAAGGAGAGATTTTTTCCGCAGCACCATCCCATCAGGCTAAAGCTTGGAAAGTCCTCAATCGTGTTGCGGCTTTAGCAGAAATGGCAACGAAAGAGTAAGCGGCAATGTTCATCCATATCATGTACATACAGTGTATTTCTTTGCGATTTTTTTCTTCACAACATTTGTCGATACGTGATACTGTATTTTTATACAGTATCTTGTTGTGGAGGTTGTGTGGATAGAGAATTAAGAGAGCACGTCATGATTGAACGTGTCGAAATGATTGCGCGTCTGACGGCTGATGGTAGTTGTCAGGAAAGAGATCGTGAAATTGCATTGAATTTAATTGCGGAGATAGCAAGAGGCAACTTGATGAAAAATAATAATTTCTCTGTAGTTTTCGCAGAGCCGCCTATTAATAAGCCTTTTGCAAGGGAAGGCAAAGTGAAAGTTAATATCACTTTAGATAAAGACCAACAAATCGGCCAGCCGATTATAGATGCTTTTCAGCGTGAGTTATCAAGGCGGATACAATCTGTTTTTCCGTCAACACGTGTTACGGTCAAAAAGGGATCCATAACCGGTATTGAGCTGATGGGTTTCGATACAGATTCTGACCGCGCAGCACTTGATAGTATTCTTCAGGAGGTATGGGAAGATGAGAGTTGGCGGTGATCTTGTAAGAATTAAGTAATAATGGAGAAAGCTTAATGTTTATTTTCAAATGAGTCGAGCGAATAACTCATTCGATTCATTTGCAGAAAACAAGATGTTATTTATTTATATTTCAATCTTTGTTTTTTTTAGTTAAATGTAATCTATTTAAAAACTAATATGTTTGATTTAATGTGATTGTTGTGTTTCTTCCTCTCCTGTGGCATAATCGCGCGTAAACATCGAAGGAGTGTATGAAAAAAATATGAGAATAAAATCACTGGAGACATATAATTCTCACAGCAAGTTGAGAATAAATAGAATTGAATTCGACTCGTTGACTTTAATGGTTGGCGCATCCGGTGTAGGTAAAACCCAGATACTTCGATCAATTAATAAAATAAAGTCTATTGCGAACGGCGATTCAGTTAGTGGTTTTAAATGGATAGTTGAATTCAATGCTGAAGGAAACGACTATTATTGGTCAGGCGAATTTGAAGCATTAACTGATTATGATGAATTTACTTATGGCATGTTTAATTTTGATGATGATGATAAAATTGAACCAAAGATTCGAGCTGAAGAAGTAAAAATTAACGGGGTGGTTGTAGTATCTAGAAATGGCGATGATATAGTTTATAAAGATAGTAAAACAGTTAAGCTAGCTTCAACAGTTAGTATAGTTCATCACCTTCGTGAAGAAGATGATATTTCAGCCATACATAATTCTTTTTCTCGAGTTGTTGAAGTAGATGCAGATGAATTGCAACGTGTCTTCCCTAGAAAAAATAAAGACATGTCTGAAAATGAAGATTTGACGATTACTGAAATCAGGGAGAAACCGTTTTCATTAAGCGCGAAACTTTATTTGTGTCAGGAAAAGCAACCTGAGTACTTTCAACAAATAAAAAATTCATTTGTTGAGATTTTTCCATATATTGAAGATGTTAAAGTCGTTAAGGTTGACACCAGCAGTTTTCCGTTCTTTGTGCACTCAGTCTATGCTCTCAAAGTAAAAGAGCGTGGTATTGAAGAATGGATTTCTCATAACTCAATGTCCACTGGCATGCTTAAAACATTAGTTCAATTAGCTTATCTGCATTTAAGCCCTACTGGAACCGTATTCTTAATTGACGAGTTTGAGAATGGTTTTGGTGTTAATTGTATTAATGATATTACTGATGTTTTAATTCATCATGGTAACGATGTGCAATTTATTCTGACTAGCCATCATCCTTATATAATCAACAATATTCCTTTGGGTAATTGGAAGATCGTATCAAGAAAAGCTGGTGTAGTGGATAACTATTCGGCGGATCATTTTAATTTACAAGAATCTAATCACGAAGCATTCACTAAGTTAATTAATTTAAGTGTTTATTTTGATGGTGCTGATAGATGAATTTATATATTTTAGCTGAAGGCAAACAAACTGAAAGACGTCTATATCCAGCATGGATGGGCGTCTTGTCTCCGTCTGTAACTAAGGTGGATTATTTGTCGGCCATTGATAATAATAACTATTATTTTATCAGTGGCGAGGGTTACCCTCGGATGCTAGATGTGACCTTGGTTAATGCTCTAAAGGATCTTAGTGAAAATAAAAAGATAACCGATTTTTGGGTTGCATTAGATTCTGAAGGCGAAGATGTTGAGTCTAGAGTGAAGTTGGTGATGGAAAAAATCACTACTTCTGGCATGGATATCTCTCATTGTAACGTTCATGTTATTGTGCAAAACCCTTGCGTAGAAACTTGGGGCTTAGGTAATAAAGTTATAATTTCACCCAATAAACTCAATCCAACATTCTTGGGCTTCCTTAATCATTATGATGTTCAATCAAATGATCCAGAGGAGATGCAGAAACCATCTTTTTATGAAGGGTCTATCGCGAAGTACCACGAGAGCTATCTAAAAAGTATGTTGGCGTTAAGGAATGCCACATATACTAAGAAAAACCCTGCGGCACTAATGGAACCCTCCTATCTTCAACAGCTTATCAACAGAGCTTATGAAGATGAGGGGCATATACCGAGTTTTAGGCTTTTTCATACGTTAGCTACGCAGCTCGAAGCCCGGGCGCAAGCCATGAATGCTGTAGGTGCGTGAAAATTTATGTATTCGGTTTATCAGCATATTTGTGACTGATGAATTGCATTTAGTTGCATCATTTTGCATTAGTTGCTTAATGCCACCCTAATGGGTCTCATAGCAGATGGCATATCACTTTATTGCTAACGGGCAATTGCATTAAAACCGACCCATCAAGCGGGCAGGCGTGGCGGGGAAAGCATTGCGCGCCCGGCGTGGCGCTAATTATTAATTGTTGGCATCTGAGCGCCTCGCTTTGAGGCCGTGGTGCGTGTGGTTGAATATTGAGGTGTCGTGCGGTGATGTCGACGTGTGGCGCTGCTGAGAGGCTTTTGTGGCGGAGCAGCAAAAGCCGCCTTTCGGCGGCGTGGGGTGTTAATCGTCTTCAGGATCCAGTGTGTATTTTTCGAAGCGGATAATTTCCTCGCCCGCCCACTCGTTCAGCTCCATACAGCGTGACTGTAAAGGCCGCAGCTCGTTACGCACAAAGACCTTTGCCACCTTCTCGACATCGCCCACGGAACCAACATTCTCGGGTTTGCCGCCCATCAGCTGGAACGGGATGCGGTGCGAATCGAGAAGGTCACCGGCGCTGACTTTCTTGATGTTAAAGAAATCATCTTTTGTCGCGACCTCACTCAGCGGCACAATTTTAATGCCGTCGGCTTTGCCGTTCGGCGCGTAGAAAAACAGATTCTTAAAGTTCCCGAGCCCCTTAGAGTCTCGCATTGCCTTGCGCAGCGCTTCGACGTCGGTGCTGCTTTGCGCAGCGTCGGTAACGTACATGATGTAGCCCGCGTGAGCTCCGTTCTGGTAATACTTGCGGCGGAACAGTGTCGCCGACTCATTCAGCCAGGCGGAATTGAGTGCGCTCAGGTATTCAGGCAGGCCATAGAGCTCCTGATTGATGTCAGGCTCCAGCAGGTGGAACACGGAGCCGGGCGCGAACGGGTGCGGCTGCGTGAAAGGCTGAATGTACCAGTAGGCATCCTCCTCGATGCCGCGCCGGGTGTACTTTGCCGGGGAGGTTTCAAACCTGACCGCCTTGCCGGTAATGCTCTTGCGGGTTTCGAGAAACGCGTTCCCGAAAACCAGAAAATCGAGCACGAAGCGGCTGAAGTCCTGTCGGGATAATTTCGGGTGCGGAATGTAGGTCGACACCAGAATATTACGCTTCACGTAAATCGGTGAGCTGTGGTGTACCGCCGCCCGCATACTCTTCGCGAGCCCTGAGAAGCTGACCGGCGGCTCGTACCACTGACCATTGTCGACGCATTCCACGTAGTCGAGAATGTCGCGGCGGTCGAGCACCGGCGTCGGCTCACCAAAGGTAAACGCCTCCATACTCTGAGCGGGCGTGGCAGCTTGCTGGCGCGGCTGCGCCGTGTACTGATTTTTCTTTTTGCTGTTGCGCTTGCTCATTAGTTCCACTCCATGATGGATGATGATGCCTGCCCGCTGGCGGCGGTCAGTGGCTCGTTGATTAAGACATGCATGGTGGCCCATGCGAGATCGGCGTGACTGGCTTCCTCGGTGCGACTTGCCTCATAAGTGGCGCTGCGCCCGCTGCTGGTCATGGTTTTACGGATAGACATGAACGATTGTGTGAGGTCGGTTGCGCCGACGTCGTACTCCAGACAGCCGCGGGTGATGGTGTCCTTCGCTTTGAGTACCATCGCGGTCTTCATTTCCGAGGTGTAGCGGATTTCCCGTGCTGCCGGGTAGAACGAGCGCACGAGCTGGTAAACGCCCTGACCGAGCCCGGTGGCGTCGATACCGATGTACTCGACGTTATATTTCAGCGTCAGCTCGCGGATAGATTCGGCCTGCTGCGCAAAGTCCATCCCTTTCCACTGGTGGCGCTCAAGGATACGGAACTTGCCCCCGGCGACCACCGGCGGCGCGATAACCACGCACCCGGCGCTGTCGCCGCGCAGTGAAGGGTCATAGCCGAGCCATACCGGGCGGTGACCGAATGGCCTGTCGGCAAATGGCGCAACGTCTTCCCACTTTTCCAGGCTGTCGACCATGCAGCGCTGAAGCTCTTCGAACGGGAATACCGACGCTTTGTCGTCAACGAATTCGCACATAAACAGGTTGCGGAAGTCATCCGCGCTGTTTTCTTGTTTCAGCGTGTCGATGTCAAACAGCGTGCATCCGCCGGTGAGGGCGTCCTCGATGGTGACAATCTGCCGCCACTGTCCATCCGGGCAGGCGACACCCTTTGCCAGTGCCGCGTGCGTGATGTCGATGTCGACACGTTCAGCAGCACTTGAGCGGCCCCGGTTGAATTGCTCACCTGACCAGAACGGGTAAGCACCATGACCGAGCGCTGACGGGGTTGAAAAGTAAGTGGTGCGCAGGTGTTTCTGCGAGGCCATGCCCGAGGCGACTTTTCGCAGCCGCTGGAAGTTGGGGATCCAGAAAATTTCGTCGACGTATAAATCGCCGTTGTGACTCTGCGCGGTGTTCGAGTTGGTACCGAGGAAAATCAGCTTCGCACCGTTGTTGCCGATGACTACCGGGTCACCGGTGAGCTCCACCTCGGCGAGTTTTGCAAACTGGACAATGTACTCGCGGAAGACATAGGCCTGCGTTTTACTCGCTGACAAGAAAATCTGATTGTTGCCGGTCTTCAGCGCCCGCATCAGCGCTTCACGCGCAAAGTAGAACGTCGCGCCAATCTGGCGGGATTTCAGGATGTGGCGGATACGGTGCGCCAGCCCGGCGCGGTACCAGTCGAGCTGATACTCGAATGACTGGTCGAGGAAAATATCTTCAAGTTTTTCGATGGCTTCATCGCTGAAGAAATTCTTCTTCGGCTTCTTCCTTTCGCCCTTGTTGCGGTTGGCGACATTGGGGTTTAAATCCGCCTCATTGCCGGTCTGACCGTAGCGGGTCACGCGGGCAAGGCGCTCCATCTGGCGGGCCAGAAAATCCGCGACCTTAAAATCGTGGGCCGTCAGGTCGGGCTTTGCATAGAGCTGAATCAGCCGGGCTTCGAGCGTGGTTTCGACGCGGGTCAGGGGTGCAGTCTCTTCCCATTTATCGCGCTGTTTCCAGCTCTGCACGGTGGCCCGCTTGGTGTTCAGTGTTTCGGAAATCTGCGGCACGGAAAATCCCTGCCAGAACAGCAGCGCCGCCTGTCGTCGTGGGTCGTTCAGTAGTGTGGTGTCGGTCATATTTACCTCGCCGTGAGTGGTCAGGGCAAGGCTAAAGAAACGGGGGCGGTGAATCGCTAAAGGCCTGTTGTGTCAGAGGTTAGCCACCCGCAATCGGTAGCCGGTGCGGGAGTGAGTCAGGAAACTACACCTGACCCGAAAACCCAACATCAGGACACCTGTCTCATGGCAAAAAAAATCTCTAAATGGTTTCGCATCGGCGTCGAGGGTGACACCTGCGATGGTCGCGACATCAGTGCGCAAGATATTCAGGAAATGGCAGACGGCTTTGATCCGCGTGTCTACGGTTGCCGCATTAATCTGGAACATATCCGCAGTGTTATTCCCGACACGCCATTCTGTCGCTATGGCGATGTGGTCGAGCTGAAAGCGGAAGTCATCGACGATGATTCTGCGCTGAAGGGCAAGCTGGCCCTGTTCGGCAAGATTGCACCACTCGACAGCCTTGTCGCTATGGTGGCGAAAGGTCAGAAAGTTTATACCTCGATGGAAATCCGCCCGAATTTCGCCAATACCGGCAAATGCCATCTTATCGGCCTGGCTGTAACGGATGACCCTGCAAGCCTCGGCACCGAATACCTTCAGTTTTGCAGCAATGCTACCGCTAATCCGCTGGCGGGCAAAAAAGACCAGCCGGACGACCTGTTCTCTGTGGCGACCTTCGCCGCGCTGGAATTTGAAGATCAGCCCGACACCCTGCTGAACAAGCTGACCGACACCGTCAAAACCATCTTTAGCCGCCAGCAGAAGACCGACGATGCGCGTTTCGCAGACGTGCGTGAGGCAGTGACGTCTATTGCCGAGCGCGTGCAGACCGGCGGCGAAGACGCCGAAACCCGCTTCTCTGCGCTGGAAAGCCAAATCACCGAACTGAAAAAGCAGGTCGACACGCAGGGAACCGAAACCACCCAGCAACTCAGCACCATCAAAACCACCCTCGATAAAACCGAAAGCATCACGCAGCCGCGCCGCCATCTGAGCACCGGCGGTGATGCGGGTGATGTGACGCTGACCGACTGCTGATGTGTCGCTGAGTACGTGCTGATCCAAACCCTTTAACGCCCGTTTCAACAGGAAAAAAACAATGCGTAAAGAAACCCGTTTTAAATTTAACAAGTACCTGAGCCGCCTCGCCGAGCTGAACGGTGTCGAAGTGCCTGACCTCAATAAAAAATTCAACGTTGAGCCGTCTATCACGCAGAAGCTCTTCGACAAAATCCAGCAGTCCTCCTCGTTCCTGAAACTCATTAACATGGTGACCGTGGGTGAGCTGACCGAGGAGAAAGTCGGGATTGATGTCACTGGCACCATCGCCAGCACCACCGACACCGACAGCGGCACCGAGCGTAAAACGGCGGATTTCACGAAGCTCGATGCATTCCGCTATTTCTGCAAACCGGTCAACTTCGATTACAACCTGAAGTACGGAAAACTCGACCTGTGGGCTCGTTTCGAAGATTTCCAGATCCGTATTCGCAACGCCATCATCAAGCGTCAGGCGCTGGACTACATCACCATCGGTTTTAACGGTACCAGCCGTGCGCCGACCTCAAATCGCGCTAACAATGCGCTGCTTCAGGATGTGGCGGTCGGCTGGCTGCAGAAATACCGTAACGACGCGCCAGAGCGCGTGATGTCCAACGTCAAAGACGACACCGGCGCGGTGATTTCCGATACCATCAAAATCGGTAAAGGCGGGCATTACGCCAACCTCGACGCGCTGGTGATGGACGGGCATGAATCCCTGATTGATGAAATCCACCGTGAAAACCCGGAAATGGTGGTCATCTGCGGTCGTCGAATCCTGACCGACAAATATTTCCCGATGATTAATAAATTCCAGGCGAACAGCGAACAGCTCGCCGGTGAGCTGATTATCAGCCAGAAGACCATCGGTCAGCTTCAGGCGGTGCGTGCGCCATTCTTCCCGGCAAACAGCGTCTTCATCACCACGCTGGATAACATTTCCATCTACCTCTACGAAGACGGTCACCGCCGCCACATCGTCGAAAACCCGAAACTGGATCAGGTGGAGAACTACGAGCAGGTGAAGGTCGATTTCGTTATCGAGGATTACACTGCCGGTTGCCTGATTGAAAACATCGAGATTCTGGAGCCGGACGAAGACGCAACCCCGGAAGGTGACAGCGCGAAAGCGTTCGCGGCAGAGCTGGTTAAGGCGCTGGCGGAACTGAACGCAGGCGCAGGTACCCAAAGCGCGCCGGTTGATGACGAAAACGCAGCCGGTAACGGGGAGGCGTAAGCGATGAAGAGTCCCGCACAGCGTCACATGATGCGGGCCTCGGCTGAGAAGGCTGCGCAGCGGGAGCAAAGCCCGCTGCGCCATGCCACGGCTTATGAGCAGATGCTCGTCAAGCTCGCTGCCGACCGCCGCACGCTTTCGCAGATCCATTCTAAAGAACGCAAGGCTGATAAAAAGCGCGAGCTGTTGCCGTTTTACCTGCCGTGGGTAACGGGCGTGCTGGAGACGGGAACCGGCGCACAGGATGACATCCTGATGACCGTGATGCTGTGGCGTCTCGATGCCGGTGATATTGCCGGTGCGCTGGAGATTGCCCGCTATGCGCTGCGCTTCGGCCTGTCGATGCCTGAAGGCCACTCGCGCACCGCGCCGTACATGTTCGCCGAGGAGGTGGCCCTTGCCGCCATCCGAGCCCGTGTCGCCGGTGAGTCTGTCGATGTGCAGCTGCTGCTGAGTGTTATCGAGCTGACCCGCACCGCCGATATGCCCGATGAAGTCCGTGCCCGCCTGCATAAGGTGGTGGGGCTGATTCTGCGCGATAGCGGGCAACTCACTGATGCCATGACCCATCTGCAACGCGCCATCCAGCTTGATGACGGTTGCGGGGTGAAAAAAGACATCGAGCGCCTCGGGCGCGAGCTGAACCCGAAAGCGAAGCCCGCAGCCCCGCCGAAGACGGCGAAAAAGACTACCAAAAAAACAACCGATTCACCGGCGAAGCGCGGGCGAGGTCGCCCGAGGAAAACCGCCGGTTAACAGAATGCGCCCCGCGCCGGGCGGCACGCGGGCCGATGTCGGTGTTTCACCGTCGCTGAGGCCCGCGTCCACCGCCCACCTATTCAGAGGTAGTCATGACGACGCTTGTTGTAAATAACCCGGCACCGCCGCGCGAGAAAGTGGTGATCCCGCCGGTGCTGGAAACCGAGCCGGTAATTAAAAACACCGCCTTTTTCCCGGACGTGGATCCGAAGCGCGTGCGGGAAGAAATGCGCCTTGAGCAGACCGTCTCCCCTGTACGACTGCGCCGGGCCATCAAGGCCGGGATTGCGGAAACCAATGCCGAACTGAGTGAATGGCGCGGGCTTCAGCTCGATGCCGGGCATGTGACACTCGCGGCGGTACCGTCCGACGAGCTCGATGGGGAAAGCGTGCGCGTTTTCCACTACTTCAACGCCGTGTGTGCGATGACCACCGCCTCGCTCTATGAGCGCTATCGCGGCGTGGAGGCGACTGGGAAGAGTGAGAAGAAAGCCGACAGCGTCGAAACCACCATTGATGACCTGTGGCGCGACATGCGCTGGTCAGTGGCGCGCATTCAGGACAAGGCCCGCTGCATTGTGGGGCAAATCTGATGCAGGTTATCGCCCAACAGGGCGACACCCTCGATGCCCTTTGTCAGCGCCATTACGGGCGCACCGGTGGCGTCGTTGAGGCGGTGCTCGCTGAGAATCCGGGGCTTGCTGAGCTAGGGGCGATTTTGCCCCACGGCACCGCCGTCAGCCTGCCGGAAGTCGACACCGCCACCGTTTCGGAGACCGAAAACCTGTGGGATTAACGATGGAAAAAATCACGACCTTTCTGACGTACTGGTTATCCGTGCTGTTGGCGTACTTCGGCACGCAGACCCCGGAGAAACTCGCGCTGTATGTCGGCGGCGGCTGCGCCATCTTCACCGCGCTGGTGAATTTCTGGTATCGCCGCCAGACCTACCGCTATCTCGTTGCCGCCGGACTCGATAAGGGGGTGATTCGTGGCCTCAGTCGTTAAACGTTGCAGTGTGGCCGCAGTGCTGGCGCTGGCGGCACTGATGCCTGACTTTCGCCTGCTGCATACCTCGCCTGACGGTCTGGCCCTGATTTCAGATCTTGAGGGTTGCCGGTTGCATCCCTACCAGTGCAGCGCGGGCGTGTGGACGTCGGGCATTGGCCACACTGCCGGGGTGAAGCCTAAGCAGGACATAACCGAGCGTCAGGCGGCGGCAAATCTGGTTGCTGACGTCCTCAATACAGAGCGACGGCTCGCGGTGTGCGTGCCGGTGGAGATGCCGCAGCCGGTCTATGACTCGCTCGTCAGCTTCGCCTTTAACGTCGGCACCGGTGCGGCCTGCCGCTCGACGCTCGTGTCGTTCCTCAAGCGTCAGCAGTGGTGGCAGGCATGCGACCAGCTCAGCCGCTGGGTGTTCGTCAACGGTGTCAGGAACCCCGGACTTGAGAATCGCCGCGCCCGCGAATGGTCGCGCTGTATGCAGGGGGCCAAATGAAAACACTGATTGTTTTACTGATTCTGGCGGTTGTGGCGCTGGCCTGGCTGAAGCATGAAAACAGCATGCTCAGCCGCTCGTTCGCAAAGGCAAACGAGGTCGCCACCGACCAGAAGCGCACGATTGGTATGCTGAAAGACCAGCTACTCACCGCGCAGCGCCTCGGCGCTGACAATGACAGGGCGCAGGTGGCACTGCGCGATAAACTCACCGCCGCCGGGAGGCGTGCCGCACGTCGGGAACGCATGATTACGAGGTTACTCAATGAAAATGAAGAGTTACGCCGCTGGTATGACACTGAGCTCCCTGCTGCTGTGCGTAGCCTGCACATCCGCGCCGCCTGCGCCTCCGCCGGTCGTTGTGCTGAACGCCTGCCCGAGGGTGAGTCTGTGCCCGATGCCGGGCAGTGACCCGAAGACCAATGGTGACCTGAGCGCCGACATTCGCCAGCTCGAAACCGCGCTCGAAAGCTGTGCGCTTCAGGTCGAAACAATTAAAGACTGTCAGGATAAAACCGATGTTCAAACCGAAGAGCCTGCGCAACGCGCTGACTGAGGCGGTGCCAACGCTGAAAAAGAACCCCGAAATGCTGCGCGTGTTTATCGACAGCGGGAAAATCGCCTCGACGCTTGCCACCTCGCTGTCGTTTGAAAATCAGTACACACTGAACGTCGTTGTAACGGATTTTCCGGGGGATATCGATTTGATCCTCGTGCCGATTCAGGCATGGTTGCGGGTGAATCAGGCCGACATCATGACCACCGATGAAGGGCGCAAACGTGGTTTCACCTATGAGGCCGATATTAACAACGACGACAGCATCGACCTCAGTATCAGCCTGATGCTGGCCGAGCGCACCCTCGTCAAAGAGGTCGGGACCGAGTTGCATATCGAGCACGCGCCCGAGCCGCAGCCACCGGAGCCGGTGACGCGCCCGACGCAGCTCTATGTTCATGGTGAGCTTGTGAGCGAATGGCATGAATGACTTTAAGCCCTTTGATGACCGACTGGTCGGGTTGATTGCTGCGCTGTCACCGGCAGGCCGTCGGCGTATGGCGGCTGACATTGCGAAGACGCTGCGCACCCGCCAGCAGAAGCGCATTAAAACGCAGAAAGCGCCCGATGGCTCCCCGTATGAGGCACGTAAGCGCCAGCCGGTCAGGGCCAAAAAGGGCAGGGTGAAGCGGAAAATGTTCGCCAAACTGAGCACAAATCGTTTTATGAAAGCCACCGGCAGTGACGAGGCGGCGATCGTGGAGTTTACCGGGAAGGTGCAGCGCATGGTAAACGTGCATCAGTACGGGCTGAAGGATAAGCCGGGGCCACATTCCAGCGTTGTGAAATATCCGGAGCGTCAGCTATTTGGATACAGCCCGGAAGATAAACAGACAATTGAACGAATTATCATTGAGCGCTTGGTTTAACTCATGGCAGTGCTGTTATAGAGTGGCCTTGCAGCCACTCTATAAATTAATTTTAATTGGTTGCTTGCGGCTCCCCTAAGAAATACCTTCTGCATTTATATGTTCTTTCTAATAATGCGTGAACCAGTAGCGACAGAGTTAATGTTAAAGCAGTCAGCGCGTAGATGTTAGAAAGACCTAACTCCTGCAAGTTGAAATGAAACCATTGATGAGTAAACATAATAGTCATGGAAGCCTTTCCAATATATGCAAGCGGCCTGCTTGAAGGTATTTTCTTGCAAATAACAATTATGAAATAAAAAAATGCAATGGCTATAACCGTGCTTTCTAACGGAATGCCATATGCTGCACTTTTTAAATCCACGACATCAATGCGATGAAAAATGAATGTATTCACGAAAAACAAAGCAAGCCCTGCTGCGGCAGTAAGTGCAAATGCAGTGTGATGTTTCTTTAGAAACCAGCCAATGCCAATTAGCGGCATGGTGTACAGGCATACATTCAGCCCTAATGGCAGTCTGAAATCAGGGGCGAGATATTGGGTAAGAAATGCCAGTGTGTATGATGCAATCATTACAATCAAAAGTGTTTTTGTTTTAAACTTGCACGCAAGGTAGTTGAAAGCGATTAGCGAAAAGAACAAAACCGTGGCAAACCAAAATGCACCAAAATCACCTTTCAACTTCTCCCCGCCGTAAAGCAATTTCGATAGGCCTTTATAAACGTCGTGAAGTGATTTTTCATAAATGAAAACATCCAATGCGGAATTTATCAAATACAATGAGAGTAAAAAAGCGACATAAGGTACGAGAAGCCTATTAATTTTCTTTAAAGAAAAACCTCTTGCATCTTGAGGCTGAAATAAAAAACCACTAAGAAGAAAAAATAGTGGCATGTGAAATAGATAAATCACATTAACTTCATTGCGCGGAAAAATATGACCTATCACGACAAGGATAATGCCCAGCGCCTTAATGTTGTCGATGAAGAAATGTCTATTTGAGTTCATGTTAAATTACGGGTAGGTGATGATTTTGATAGTGTATTGTAAAATAACTTTAAAAAACAGAGAAATAACAAGTCGCGATAAAACTGTTAGCAGCAGCTCAATGGTACTGGATTGTCGCGAAAACTAAGGAGACATTGAGCAATAACGATCCCGGTAATTATTATTTGGTGCAGCTCGCTAACTTTTCGCAGAATCCAGGCTCGTTGGATGTTGTTACATCCGCTACAAAACTCTGTTCAATTGCCGCTGAAACTCTCAAGCGGCATCCTGCCCCCATGAAAACTCATGCAACCCTTCAGGACATTCTGCGCCTGCTGCGCAACCTTATCCGTTCCGGTGTCATCGTTGAAACTGACCTCGATGCGGGGCGCTGTCGCGTGCAGACCGGCGGCATTGTCACCGACTGGCTTCAGTGGCTGACCGCCCGCGCCGGGCGCTCGCGCACGTGGTGGGCTCCCTCTGTTGGTGAGCAGGTGCTAATCCTCGCGATTGGCGGCGAACTCGATACCGCCTTTGTACTGCCCGCCATTTTTTCTGATGACTTCCCGGCACCCTCGGCCTCTGCCGATGCGTTTCAAATTGCCTTTCCTGATGGCGCGGTCATTGAGTACGAGCCCGAAACTGGTGCATTGATGGTCTCCGGTATCACCACCGCAGACGTCACCGCAAAGGAGTCCATCATCGCCACGGTGCCGGTCGTTGTGATTAAGGCCGACACCCGCGTCACGCTCGATACGCCAGAAGTCGTGTGTACCAACAAGCTGATTACCGGCACGCTCGAGGTGCAGAAAGGCGGGAAGATGAGCGGTGATATTGAGCACGCAGGCGGGAAATTCACTTCAAACGGCGTGCAGGTGGACGACCACGATCACGGCAAAGTACAACGCGGCGACAGCTGGACGGAGGGCACCAAATGACGATGCGTTACCTCGGCATGAACCGCGACACCGGGCGCACCATTACTGACGCTGGCCACATCCGCCAGAGTGTGAGCGATATCCTGCGCACGCCGGTCGGCTCGCGCGTGATGCGCCGCGATTACGGCTCGCTGCTGTCCTCCCTGATTGATATGCCGCAGAACGACGCGCTCAACCTTCAGATGATGTGTGCCTGTTATATGGCGCTGCTGAAGTGGGAGCCCCGCGTCACCCTTACGTCGCTGACGATTGAGCGCCAGTTTAACGGTCAAATGGTGGTTGACCTGACAGGCGAAATCAAAGACGGCGGCGAACCGTTATCCCTGACCATTCCAGTGAGTTGAATTTATGGCCTCTATCGACCTGAGCCAGCTCCCCGCGCCCGACGTGGTGGAAACGCTGGACTATGAATCCATCCTTGCCGAGCGAAAGACCACATTGATCTCGCTCTACCCGGAAGACCAGCAGGAGGCCGTCGCCCGTACGCTCGCGCTGGAATCCGAGCCGCTGGTCAAATATCTGGAGGAAAACGCCTATCGCGAAATGCTCTGGCGTCAGCGCGTAAATGAGGCGGCGCTGGCTGTCACGCTTGCCTATGCCGAAAACAATGACCTTGACGTGATGGCGGCGAACACCAATACCCCTCGTCTGGTTATCACGCCTGCCGACGACAGCACTCTGCCTCCGACCCCGGCGGTCATGGAATCCGACACCGATTTTCGCCTACGGGCGCAGCAGGCTTTTGAGGGCTTAAGCGTCGCCGGGCCGGTGGGCGCGTATGAGTTTCACGGTCGCAGCGCCGACGGGCGGGTTGCCGATATTTCGGTTATCAGCCCTGAGCCCGCGTGTGTGACGGTCTCCGTGCTTTCCCGTGAAGATAACGGCTCGGCCTCCGATGAGCTGCTGACCGTCGTGCGTAATGCGCTCAACGATGAAGATGTGCGCCCGGTGGCTGACAGGGTGACCGTGCAGTCTGCGGCGATTGTCAGCTACGCGATTGACGCGACGCTCTACGTCTTCCCCGGTCCTGAAAGTGAGCCGATTACAGCCGCTGCTGAGGCGAAACTGAAAGCCTACATCAGTGCGCAGCACCGGCTCGGACGCGACATCAGGCAGTCTGCCATTTATGCCGCCCTGCATGTCGAAGGCGTGCAGCGGGTCGAGCTGGCCTCACCGGCGGCAGACATTGTGCTCGATAAAACGCAGGCGTCTTTCTGCGTCGACTACCAAATCCGCTTAGGGGGCTCGGATGAGTGATGCCCGCCTGTTACCAACAGGCTCGTCGGCGCTTGAGGTCGCTGCCTCACACGCCTGTGCACAGATTGAGAATACTCCCATCCCTCTACGTCGACTGTGGAACCCGGAGACCTGCCCGGTTGAGTTACTGCCGTGGCTGGCGTGGGCGTACTCGGTTGACCGGTGGGACAGCGAGTGGCCCGAAGAAACCAAGCGTGACGCCGTCCGGGCAGCGTTCTTCATCCATCGTCACAAAGGCACCATCGGAGCCGTACGGCGGGTGGTCGAGCCACTGGGTTATCTGATTAACGTCACCGAATGGTGGGAGACCAGCGACCCGCCCGGCACCTTTCGTCTCGATATTGGCGTGCTGGAAACCGGCATCACCGAGGAAATGTATCTCGAAATGGAGCGCCTGATTGCCGATGCCAAGCCTGCCAGCCGTCACCTGCTCGGGCTCAACATCATTCAGGACGTGGCGGGTTATCTCTTTGTTGGTGGCGTCAGTTACGACGGCGACATCATGACCGTTTATCCGGGGTAAGTGAGAACACGATGACAGTGAAATATAAAACAGTGGTGACCACTGCCGGGGCCGCAAAATTTGCGGCTGCACTGCTGCCCGGCGGTAAAAAGGTGAACGTGGTGGCAATGGCGGTCGGAGATGGCGGCGGTACGCTGCCCGAGCCTGACGCCCGGCAGACAAAGCTTATCAATGAATGGTGGCGCCATAATCTCAACAAAATCAGCCAGGACAAAAAGCATAAAAACTACGTTGTTGCCGAGCTGGTGATCCCCCCGGAGACGGGCGGCTTCTGGCTGCGTGAAATGGGGCTTTATGACGACACCGGCACACTGCTCGCGGTCGGTAATATGGCTGAGAGCTACAAGCCCAAGCTGGAGGAAGGATCCGGTCGGGCGCAAACCCTGCGCATGGTGATTATCCTCTCAGACCTCGAGTCGGTTGAGCTCTCCATCGACTCGACAATGGTGATGGCCACACAGGATTACGTCGACGACAAAATCGCGGAGCATGAGCAATCCCGCCGCCATCCTGACGCCTCACTGACGGAGAAAGGCTTTACCCAACTCAGCAGCGCCACCGACAGCACGTCTGAGAAGCTTGCCGCTACGCCGAAAGCGGTGAAGGCAGCGTATGACCTTGCCAGTGGTAAATACTCAGCTCAGGACGCCTCTACGACACAAAAGGGGATTGTTCAGTTAAGCAGTGCCACCGACAGTACCTCTGAGACACTGGCTGCGACACCGAAAGCGGTAAAAGCGGCGAATGATAATGCCAACGGGCGCGTACCATCCGAGCGCAAGGTGAACGGCAGAGCGCTCAGCGGTGACATCAATGTCACCTCGCAGGATATTTTCAACGGTCAGAGCATTGAAATCGGGCCGAGTCAGAACCTCGACACCTATAAAACACCGGGCCTGTATCACCAGCCTGCGAATGCTAACGCCACTGCTGCACTGAAATACCCGGAAAACAGTGCAGGTACCCTGATTATTTATAAAAACGCCGGGGTCACTCAGATTTACTGCGTCTATAACTCCTCGCGCAGTTATTCCCGCAGCCAGTATTCCACCGGTGGATGGACGCCGTGGATACCTGCGGATACCTACCCTGTCGGTGCGCCTATTGTCTGGCCTTCTGACACGCTCCAGAGCGGTTACGCCTTTATGCAGGGGCAGACATTCGACAAGGCGACCTATCCGCTTCTGGCTATCGCGTACCCGTCAGGGGTGATCCCGGATATGCGCGGGCAAACCGTGAAGGGGAAACCGGCAGCGGGTCGCGCGGTACTGTCTCAGGAGCAGGACGGTAATAAGAGCCATAACCACGGGGCCACCGCATCGAGCACTGACCTCGGTACCAAAACAACCAGTGCGTTTGATTACGGCACCAAAACCAGCAGTACCTTCGATTACGGCACCAAGACGACCAATACCACCGGGAACCATGACCATACGCAGCCGGTTTTCGGTCACAACGGCAGCAGTAACCAGAAGAATTTTGCCTGTGGTGACAGCACCAATAACTCAAACATTGGCAGTCCGACCGCGACCACCGGTGCTGCGGGCAACCATGCACACACTGTCGCTATTGGTGCGCATAACCACACTGTCGGGATTGGTGCTCACTCGCACACTGTAGTGCTGGGAGCGCACGGTCATACCATCAGCGTTGCCGCCGACGGTAATGCCGAAACCACCGTTAAAAACACCGCATTCAACTACATTGTGAGGCTGGCCTGATGACCTTTAAGATGCTTGATTACGATCGCACCATTACCGTGTATAACTTTGCCGCCGACACCCGTGAATTTATCGGGGCCGGTGATGCCTACATTGCCCCGCGAACGGGTCTGCCTGCTTACTGCACCGAAATTAAACCGCCCGACATTACGGACAGCAATATTGCCATCTTTGACGAGCAGAAAAAGCGCTGGCAGCTCATTGAAGACCATCGCGGAAACGTGGTGTACGACACCGCAACTGGGCAGCAGCTCCTGATCACCACCCCCGGCCCTTTACCGGCAGGTGCGACAGAAAAAGCACCAGCCAGCGCCTTTGACCGCTGGAACGGTAATGCGTGGGTGAAAGACGAAGCCGCAGAGCACGCAGCCAGCATCGAGGTGGCAAATGCGCAAAAGCTTGAGCTGCTGCAAGTGGCGAATGAGCACATCGCCCCGCTTCAGGATGCGGTTGATTTAGGCATTGCTGAAGAGGATGAAGAGGCCGCACTGCTGGCATGGAAGAAATATCGCGTGCTGCTTTACCGTATTGTGGCCAGTGATATGCCAAATATCACATGGCCCGCTCAACCAAACTGATATTGATTTTAAATTAAATCAGTAGGATAGTATGCTTCGAATGAAATTATTTTTAGATTCGATCAATCATAAGGAATTGAAGCATGGAATATGTACAAACACTCAATGAGTATATTGGAACTAATAAACCCCTTCCGGAAGAATTTGAAATCTTTTATTCCTTTCCGTGTGGGGACAATAGAAGCGAAAGACAAAATCTAAGAGATGAATTTAAGCAACGTATTGATGACATAGTAATGTCTCACAGATATGTAGTTGCAATATACAATCGAAACCAAGAAGAATTTAAGCCAGCCTTTGATAATTATAATAAAAATTACAATGGCATGTTCGATGAAATATTAGGTGATGAAGGGAAAGTCGTACAAGCAAGAACTGGCTTTAAAATGTTCAACCACCATATGGAACAACAAAGAGCCATTCAAATAGCGAATGAAGGATTGATCATACACCTATGGGCAACTATCGAACAATATGCGAAAAGAGCCTATCTGATAGTTTGTGACGGTTCAGAAAAAAAGAAGCCGTCATATAAATGGGATGGCATTAAAGATGTATTCGCAAGCAAGGGAATCGATTTAGGTGCCATAACTTCATATCCTATCATTGATGAACTTAGAACCCTGAACAACAAAATAAAGCACACATATATAGTTGATGAAAAATTAGCTAGCTTCACTCCATTTAAGGACTATTTGGATCAGCGCATAGACAAAGTAACATTACGTATAGATGAATATACAATATCAACGTATCACTTTATATACAGTTTAATTTCCTCGCTTGGAGAAAACGAACAATATTAATAGGAATCCCTCCAAACAATTTACTTCCTAAGAGCGGACACATGTCCGCTTTTTCATGGGCACGGTTGTCCTGTAGACAGGCCAACCTGCATCAATAGCCCCCGTATCTCACACAACAGAAAATAGTTGCTCCACTTCACCAAGGAGTTTAACGAATGAGTGATTATCATCACGGCGTGCAGGTCATTGAAGTCAATGACGGCACGCGCATCATTTCCACGGTGTCCACCGCCATTGTCGGGATGGTGTGTGCGTCAGGCGATGCTGACGACAAAACCTTCCCGCTCAATACGCCGGTGTTAATCACCAACCCGCAAGGCGTTATTGGTAAAGCAGGTACTCAGGGCACGCTCGCCAAATCCTTACAGGCCATTGCCAACCAGTCAAAACCGGTGACGGTGGTTGTGCGCGTCGAAGAGGGCACCGGCGACGACGAAGAGGAGGCGCAGGCGCAGACCATTTCCAACATCATCGGCACCACCGACGCCAACGGCAAATATACCGGCATGAAAGCGCTGTTAACTGCGCTTGCTGTGACCGGCGTTAAGCCGCGCATTCTCGGCGTGCCGGGCTTCGATACGCAGGAGGTCGCCACGGCGCTCGCGTCTGTTGCTCAAAAGCTGCGTGCGTTCGCCTATGTGTATGCGTGGGGATGCAAAACCATTCCTGACTGCATCAAGTACCGCGACAACTTCAGTCAGCGTGAGCTGATGCTTATCTGGCCTGATTTTCTGGCGTGGAATACCGAGACAAATGCGACCGATGCGCTTTATGCAACGGCGATTGCGCTTGGTCTGCGTGCCAAAATCGACCAGGAGCAGGGCTGGCATAAAACCCTGTCAAACGTCGGCGTGAACGGTGTCACCGGCATCAGTGCGGATGTGTACTGGGATTTGCAGGAGCCCGGCACCGACGCCGACCTGCTGAACGAGGCAGGTGTGACAACGTTGATCCGCAAGGACGGCTTCCGTTTTTGGGGGAACCGTACCTGTTCAGACGATCCGCTTTTCCTGTTTGAGAACTACACCCGCACCGCGCAGGTCCTCGCCGACACCATTGCCGAAGCGCACATGTGGGCGACGGATAGACCTGTCACCGCTACGCTTATTCGCGACATCATCGACGGTATTAATGCGAAATTCCGCGAGCTGAAGACGCTCGGCTATATCGTCGATGCAACCTGCTGGTTTGATGAAACCGCCAACGATGAGGAAACCCTCAAGGCCGGGAAGCTGCTGCTGGATTACGACTATACGCCGGTGCCACCGCTGGAAAACCTGACCCTGCGCCAGCGCATCACCGATAAATATCTGGCGAATCTCATCTCGTCCGTGAACAGCAAATAAGGAGCCTGACCAATGGCATTACCGCGCACGTTAAAGCTCATGAATCTGTTTATCGACGGCACAAGTTTCCTCGGTGTCGTTCAGTCGATGACGCTGCCCAAGCTGACCCGCAAGCTCGAAAAATATCGTGGCGGCGGGATGAACGGCTCAGCCTCCATTGACCTCGGCCTCGATGATGAGGCACTGGCGGCGGAGTTTTCCGTTGCTGGCTTTCCTGACGACGTTATCTGGACGCTCTACGGTGCCGCGACCGCCTCGGCTGTTCCCCTGCGCTTCTCAGGCTCGTATCAGCGCGATGATACCGGCGAAATCGTACCGGTCGAGGTGGTTCTGCGTGGTCGCCAGAAAGAAGTCGACACCGGCGAGGCTAAACAAGGAGAGGTTGCGGCGTCAAAAATCCCGATGGACTGCACCTATTACAAGCTGACCTATAACGGCAAAGAGGTCATCGAAATCGACACAGTGAACCTCGTCGAGAAGGTGAATGGCGTCGACCGGCTCGAACAGCACCGCCGCAATATTGGTCTGGCTTAAACCCGACACCGGCAGGTAATGCCTGCCGGTTTTCCCTGAATACTGAATGAGAAAGAAAATTCCATGAATAAAACCAATGAGAACCTGATTACCCTGGTCAAATCCATCAAACGCGGCGATACCGACATCACCGAAGTCACCTTACTGAAACCGACGGCGGGAACCCTGCGTGGGGTGAGTCTGGCGGCGGTTGCTAATTCGGACGTTGATTCGCTGATTAAGGTGCTGCCGCGTATGACCCTGCCGTCACTGACCGAGCAGGAAATCGCGGCGCTTGAACTGCCAGATATGCTGTCGTTTGCCGGTAAGGTGGTCGGTTTTTTGTCGTCGACTTCGGCGGGCTAAATTTCCCGGAAAATCTCTCGGTTGATGACCTGATGGCCGACGTCGCAGTGATTTTTCACTGGGGGCCATCAGAGCTGTACCCCTTGAGCATCGCCGAGCTCGTCACATGGCGCGAAAAAGCGCTTCAGCGAAGCGGACACCTGAATGAGTAATAACCTCAAACTCGAAGTGCTGCTGAAAGCTGTCGACCAGGCATCCCGACCGTTTAAAGCCATCCAGACAGCGAGCAGAACGCTTTCGGGTGATATTCGTTCGACGCAGCAGTCGCTGCGCGAGCTGAACGGGCAGGCCGGAAAAATCGACGGCTTTCGCAAAACCAGCGCACAGCTGGCGGTGACCGGTCAGTCGCTCGCCAAAGCGAAGCAGGAAGCAGAAGCGCTGGCAACTCAGTTTAAAAATACCGAGCGACCAACGGCGGCGCAGGCAAGGGTGCTCGAATCGGCAAAACGGGCCGCTGAAGGGCTGCAAAAGAAATACAACAGCCTAACGGAGTCGGTTAAGCGACAACAGGCCGCGCTCGGGGTTGCGGGCATTAATACCCGCAACCTGATGAATGACGAACAGGGGCTGAAAAACCGTATCAGCGAAACGACGGCACAGTTAAATCGCCAGCGTGAAGCACTCGCGGAGGTCAGCGCACAGCAGGCGAAGCTATCCGCTGTGAAATCCCGCTATGAGTCCGGGCAAAAGCTCGCTGCCGGGGTGCGAAATGTCGGCATGGCCGGGGTCGGTCTTGCGACTACAGGCACGCTTGCCGGGGTGAGCCTGTTGCGACCGGGTTATGATTTTGCGCAGAAAAATTCTGAGCTTCAGGCTGTGCTCGGTGTCGACAAGCAATCCCCTGAAATGCAGGCGCTACGGAAGCAGGCCCGCCAGCTCGGCGATAACACCGCAGCGTCTGCGGATGATGCGGCGAGTGCGCAAATCATCATCGCGAAAGGTGGCGGTGACGCAGCTGCAATTCAGGCAACAACGCCGGTCACGCTGGATATGGCACTCGCCAACCGGCGCACGATGGAAGAGAACGCCGCGCTACTGATGGGGATGAAATCCGCGTTCGAGCTCTCAAATGACAAAGTGGCCCATATTGGCGACGTCCTGTCGACGGTGATGAACAAAACAGCCGCTGACTTTGACGGCCTGAGTGACTCGCTGACCTACGTCGCACCGGTGGCGAAAAACGCCGGGGTGAGCATCGAGCAGGCGGCAGCGATGGTGGGGGCGCTGCATGATGCCAAAATCACCGGCTCGATGGCGGGCACCGGGAGCCGCGCGGTGCTCAGCCGTTTACAGGCTCCGACCGGTAAGGCGTATGAGGCCATCAAAGAGCTCGGCGTGAAAACGGCAGACAGCAAGGGAAACACCCGCCCTATTTTCAGCATCCTGAAAGAAATGCAGGCGAGCTTCGAGAAAAATAAACTCGGCTCGGGTCAGCGTGCTGAATACATGAAAACCATCTTCGGCGAAGAGGCGAGCTCTGCGGCGGCAGTGCTGATGACTGCGGTCTCCACCGGCAAACTTGACCAGTTGACCGCCTCGCTCAAAGCCTCGGACCGCAAAACGGCGGAGCTCGTAAAGGTCATGCAGGACAACCTCGGCGGCGATTTTAAAGAGTTTCAGTCTGCCTATGAGGCTGTCGGTACCGACCTTTTCGACCAGCAGGAATCCTCCCTTCGCAAACTGGTACAAACGGCGACCGGCTACGTGCTGAAGCTCGATGGCTGGATCCAGAAAAATAAATCACTCGCAACGACCCTCGGGCTTATCGCGGCGGGTGCGCTGGGGCTGATTGGTACGATTGGTGTCATTGGTCTGGTGGCATGGCCTGTCATCACTGGCATTAACGCCCTTGTCGCAGCTGCGGGCCTGCTGAGTGTGGCGTTTAGCACGACTGGTACGGCGATTGTCACCGCCATCGGGGCTATCTCGTGGCCTGTGGTCGCAGTGGCGGCGGCGGTCGTCGCCGGGGCGCTGCTTATCCGTAAATACTGGGAGCCCATCAGCGCCTTTTTCTCGGGCGTGGTGCAGGGGCTTATTGCCGCGTTTGCGCCGGTCGGGGAAATGTTCGCGCCGCTGGCTCCTGTCTTTGACGGGCTCGGGCAAAAGCTAAGCGCGGTCTGGAAGTGGTTTAAAGACCTCATCGCACCGGTGAAAGCCACGCAGGACACGCTCGACAGCTGCAAAAATGCCGGGGTTATCTTCGGACAGACGCTCGCGGATGCCCTGATGTTGCCGCTGAATATCTTCAACAAGCTGCGCGGTGGTCTCGACATCATCCTCGAAAAGCTCGGCCTCGTGAAAACCGAGTCGGACACCCTCGACGCCGCAACGGCAAAAACGCAGCCGGTCGGTCAGGGTGGCGGGTATATCCCGGCGACCAGCTCAATGAATGGCTATCAGGCGTATCAGCCTGTCACCGTGCCCGCAGGTCGCACCTACATCGACCAGAGCAACCCGACCTATCAAATCACCCTGTCGGGTGGCGGTGCGCCGGGTGGTCAGCTCGGGAACCAGTTGCAGGACGCGCTCGAAAAATACGACCGCGACAAGCGGGCCAAAGCCCGCGCCAGCATGATGCACGATTAAGGAGGCTGATGATGATGCTCGCACTGGGAATGTTTGTGTTTATGCGCCAGTCGTTGCCCTACCAGAACATGCAGCGTAGCGCGGATTATCGCTGGCCCTCTAACAGCCGGGTCGGCAAGCGTGATGCGTTTCAGTTTCTCGGCCCGGGTGAGGACAAAATTACCTTCAGTGGTGATTTATATCCTGAGCTGACTGGCGGGCGGCTCTCGCTGCTTTCGCTCTATACGATGGCGGAAGAAGGCCGGGCGTGGCCCCTGATTGCTGGCACCGGCACGATTTACGGGATGTTCGTTGTCACCAACATCAGCGAAACCGGCACTGTTTTCTTTTCTGATGGCACGCCCAGAAAAATCAGCTTTTCGCTGTCATTGACCCGCGCTGATGATTCTCTGGCGGCGATCTATGGTGACATTGGTAAACAGGCTGAGTCGATGCTCGGCAAGGCGGGCGACGTGCTCTCGTCGCTGGGAGGGTAATCATGCTGGATGTGTTAACCGGCGCGGGCGTCACCCTGATGCCGCAGTTTATGCTGACGCTCAACAGCAAAGACATCACTGGCAACATCAGCGACCGGCTGATTAACCTGACGATGACCGACAATCGCGGATTTGAAGCCGACCAGCTCGACATCGAGCTTGATGACACCGACGGGCTTGTCGAGCTGCCGGTGCGCGGCGCGGTGCTGTCGCTTTATCTCGGCTGGAAAGGGTTTGCGCTGGTCGGCAAGGGCGACTTTACCGTCGATGAGGTGGAGCATCGCGGCGCACCCGATACGGTGACGCTGCGGGCGCGAAGTGCGGATTTTCGCGGAACGCTTAATTCCCGTCGGGAAGAATCGTGGCATGACACCACGCTCGGCGCGGTGGTGGAGGCCATTGCGACACGCAATAAATTAAAAGCCAGTGTGGTGACATCGCTCGCGGGGATCCAGATCCCGCACATTGACCAGTCGCAGGAGTCGGACGCAGTATTTTTGACGCGGCTCGCCGAGCGCAATGGTGGTGCAGTATCGGTCAAGGCTGGCAAACTGCTGATGCTGAAAGCCGGAAGCGGCACCACCGCCAGCGGCAAGGCGATTCCACAAATCACCATCGAGCGCAGCAGCGGCGACCGGCATCAGTTTGCGATTGCCGACCGGGGCGCGTATACCGGGGTCACGGCGAAATGGCTGCATACCAAAGACCCGAAGCCTGAGAAGCAGGCGCAAAAGGTAAAGCTCAGGCGCAAGATAAAGGAAAAACACCTGCGGGCACTCCAGCATCCCAATGCAAAGCCGGTTAGTTCAGCGGCAAAGGCCAAAAAGCAGAAAGAGCAGGAGGCCCGCGAGGGGGAGTATATGGCAGGCGAGGCTGACAATGTTTTTGCGCTCACCACGATTTACGCATCAAAGGCGCAGGCCATCCGCGCCGCTCAGGCGAAGTGGGATAAATTACAGCGCGGTGTCGCTGAGTTCTCGATAAGCCTTGCTGCGGGCCGGGAGGATATTTATCCCGAAATGCCGGTGAAAGTGTCAGGCTTTAAGCGCGTCATAGACGAGCAGGCATGGTTAATCAGTAAGGTGACGCATAGCCTCAATATTAACGGCTTCACGACGGGCGTAGAGCTTGAGGTAAGGCTTTCAGATGTGGAGTATGAATCTGAGAGTGATGATTAATATACCTGTTCTCATTTAGTGAAATTTTGAGTATGATTTATTCACTTTATGTGAATTTGCGAGGGTGTTATGTTCCATTGTCCGAAGTGCCAGCATGCGGCACATGCGCGAACCAGTCGCTATTTAAGTGAGAACACCAAAGAGCGCTACCACCAATGCACTAACATAAATTGCAGTTGTACATTCGTGACTATGGAGTCCGTAGAGCGTTTTATCGTTACTCCTGGCGCAATTGATCCAGCCCCACCACACCCGACTGTGAGTGGTCAGCGTCCATTGTGGCTCTGA